GTCTTGCTGACTCTCAGGAACGTGCTGAGTTAGACATTATTAAAGACATTAACGAAACGATTATTAAGAATCTTGACCGCAACAACAAACTGGCAACCGACCGGAAAGAACGTGTCTTGTCCATGATGGGTCGCGGCTGGAGCATGTACGCGATTGGGAAAGAAACAGGTGTAACACCGAACACGGTTAAACGCATTACAGAGTCCGGCAAGAGTGCAGAGTGAAATTAGAAAAGGTAAAGGTTAGTGGCTTAAAGCATGACCCGGAGAACGCTCGCCTTCACTCTAAAAAAAACCTTGAGGCCATAGCGGGTAGTTTGCAACAATTTGGGCAACGCCGTCCTTTAGTGGTGTGGGACAACATTGTTATTGCGGGAAACGGAACGTTACAGGCCGCTAAGAACTTAGGTTGGCTTGAAATAGAAATTACTCGAACACCAGAAGAATGGTCACACCATGAAGCCCGAGCATACGCACTAGCGGATAACAGAACCGCTGAATTAGCGGATTGGGATAGTACCGTATTAACTGATCAGTTAATTGAGTTAGATTCCGTTGGCTTTGATGTTAGTCAATGGGGATTTATGACATTAGAACCACCAACAGATCCTGACCCGATAGATATATTACCGGATAGATTATGTCCTCACTGCGGATTAACTATATGAGCAACGTAGAAGAAACATACAACGCACTATCCTCAATATACGATGAACGGTACAACACAAAAGAGGCGTTACAGGAGGATTCAAACGTATTTCAGGTGTTAAACAAGAACTTACACCCTAATGTATTGGATTTAGGGTGCGGCACAGGATTAGCACTTGATTACCTTTCCGTTAAAGAAACAGAATATTTAGGTACAGATCTTAGCCGGAACATGCTAAACGAATTGCTGTTAAAGCATCCTAAAATTAAAACCTTGCACTGTGATCTTAATTCTGTCTCGTTAAAAGGATTCAACACGATAATAAGCCTTTATGGGAGCGCGTCTTACCTGTTGCCAAGTTTGTATAAAGAGGTTATTCAGGCTCCTACATACATGCTAATGGTTTACAAGCCCGGTTATTTACCTGACTATTACACAGAAGACCTAACCCAAACCGACTACTCGGCTCTAAAAAACACATTTAAAGACACTTACGAATGGCACAATTTTATTGTGGCATCAAACATTAAGGAAAGATTAAAGTGAGAATATATCTTGACAAAAATGTTTACGAAAAAGCGGTTGAAAGAATCAATTGGGTATTTGACGAGTTTGAGAACGTAATGGTTTCAATGAGTGGGGGAAAGGACTCTACGGTAATATTTCATTTAGCCTTAGAGGTCGCTAGGGAACGAGGCAGATTACCTTTAGACGTTATGTGGCTAGACCAGGAATGTGAATTTGAGTCTACCCAAAATTACATGCGAGAAGTAATGTACCGAGAAGATGTAAACCCAATGTGGTTTCAAGTACCCTTCCGACTATTAAACGCTACTTCAGCGGATCAACCTTGGCTGCAGGTCTGGGAAGAAGGCGGGGAATGGATTAGAGAAAAGACCCAATAAGCATTAAAGAAAACACTTACGGAACCGATAGGTTCGTAGAGTTAATGGAAAAGATACTTGAAAAGACTTACGGTGAAAATGCGGTAGCACTAACAGGGGTTCGCACCGAAGAATCACCGGGAAGGTTTATGGGGCTTACTCAAGGCTTAACCTATCAAGACGTAACTTGGGGCAACACTATTAACAAAAAAAAGCGACTATTTAACTTTCACTGTATTTATGACTGGAGTTATTTAGACATTTGGAAAGCAATCCACGAAAACAACTGGGCATACAACACTCATTACAATGCCCTCTTTCGCTACGGTGTAAGCCCAACCAAAATGCGAGTAAGCAATTATCATCACGAAACGGCAGTACACACCTTATTCTTTCTACAAGAAATTGAGCCGGATACTTACAATAAGGCAACTCAAAGAATTAGCGGTTTAGACACAGCCGGAAAACTAGGCACAAAGGATTTCTTCATTAAAGAATTGCCTTTCATGTTTAATGACTGGGAGGAGTATCGGGACTATCTATTAGAGAACCTCTTAAAAGACGAAAAGTTGAAGGATAAGTTTCGCTTCACGTTTGCTCAAATGGCTAGAGACTATCCTCACGAAGTAGGCGACAAACTGTACCGTGTTCAAATAAACAGCATTATTGTTAATGATGTAGACATGACTAAACTGAAAAACTGGGCTTCATCACATCACACTACCTCGCAGAAGGAAAGGAACGCTAACTACCATGATAAAGCCCTCTGACTTACAGGCTACTTTAAGTAATGCGGTAAGAGAATCGTCTGACCCCGAGGCGACAATCGCAGAACTGAGGAGCATGTTACATGACCTTAGTGCAAGAAAGTCACAACCTATTAACTTAGTTCGCTGGGTTCCGGTAGAGCAGGTGCAGGCCAATGATTACAACCCTAATAGTGTTGCTAAGAATGAAATGCGTTTACTTTACGTTTCTATTAGTCACGACGGTTATACACAGCCAATAGTTACGGTTTACGATGAAGAAAAAGACAAATATATTATTGTAGACGGCTTTCATAGGTACACAATAATGAGAACCAACAAAGACATATATGAAATAAATAACGGGCTTTTACCTATTGTCGTTATAGATAAAGACATAAACGACAGAATGGCCTCTACCGTCCGTCACAACAGGGCACGGGGCAAGCACTCGGTAGATGGAATGGGTCAAATAGTTTTTAACATGCTTTCTAATGGATCATCAGACGCGGAAGTCTGTTTAGAGGTTGGTTTAGAGCCGGAAGAACTTTTGCGATTAAAACATGTTACTGGTTTTGCTAAACTGTTTGACAAGGTTGAATACGGTAAGGCGTGGGAAACGGATAGACAAATTCAACTACGAAAAAAATTTCGAGAGGAAGAAGCGGCTAAAAAATGAATAAAATAGAAACAGTAAAAATTGACAAACTAATACCTTACTGGCGCAATCCAAGAGACAACACTATGGCTATTGAAAAGGTAAAAGACAGTATCCGCGAATACGGCTATCAGTCCCTAATCGTTGTAGACAAGAAACACACAATTATTGTTGGTCACTCTAGGTACAAAGCCCTTAAAGAACTAGGTTACGAGGATGTCGTAGTTGTTGTAAGTGATATGGACTCAAAAAAGGCTAAAGAGTACAGAATCATTGACAACAGGACTAGTGAGTACGCAACTTGGACGGACGATTTACAACTAGAACTAAAAGAGTTTCGGGATTCTGGTGTTACAGATTTGTATTTCCCTGACATACGGCTAGACCCCGACTTTAAGAAACTTACGGATCATATTACTGACGAAAAGATAGATCAAAAGAACACACAAGTATTAGACCAATTTGGAGAAATAGACGACCGTAGGCAGAATCAACCTATGTTAAACATTACTTGCCCAAACTGTCTAACAAAAGTTAGCATGAGTAAAATGGAAGTTAATCGCTTAGGGAATTGGGACAAAGAGTAATGTCCCGTCCTACGATTATCTCAGAAGAAATAATTAACAAGATTGAGGAGGCATTAAAAGCCGGTAACTATGTTATTACATCTTGTGAGTATGCCGGCATAAGTAAAGATGCCTATTATGACTGGATGCACAAGTCGGCTGATCCGAATAGTGACCCTATTTACAAAAGATTCAGTAAGACGGTAGAGAAGGCTCGGGCACAGGCTGAAGTTCGAAACGTAATGAATATCCAAAAGAGTGCTCAAAACGGACAATGGCAGGCTTCCGCTTGGTGGCTAGAGAGATCATTCCCTGACAAGTGGGGAAGAAGAACTACGGTAACCGGCCCGGACAATGGCCCGATACAAATAGATGTAACAAGAGATCAGATTACGGAGCGCATACTTTCCTTACTTAACAATGAAAGCGAGACAGAAGATTAAGGACTTATTAGTTGACAAAAACCCTAAAAAGCAAAAAGAAGTATTAGATAAACTTTCTAGGGAAGAACTAATAGCGTTCGAAAGAGAATTGTTAGATGGGGTAAACCCTAATTGGTTGCCGTACAGAAATAATCCTGTCGGGTTTGTAAAGGAAGTATTAAAAGAAGCGGCATGGTCTAAGCAGGTAGAGGTTCTAAACTCGCTTAGAGATAACAAGCGTACAGCCGTTCCCGCTTGTCACGCACCCGGCAAGTCACATATCGCGGCGCGTGCTATCGCGTGGTGGGTTGCTGTGCATCCTGTCGGCACGACTCGCGTAGTTACAACCGCTACTACATATAGACAGGTTAAAAACATTCTGTGGCCGCATATTCGCCGTCTTGTTACGGAACACAACCTGCCCGGAGAAGTGTTTACCGTTGAGTGGAAAATAGACAACTACATTGTTGCAGACGGTTTCTCCCCATCCGACCACAACGAAGCGGCGGTGCAAGGTATACATGCGGAAAACCTACTTATTGTTGTAGACGAAGCGGGAGGCATTTCAAACACTATTGGTCAGGCTCTTGAGGCTTTAATGACAGGTAGACACACTAGGCTGTTACTGCTTGGTAACCCACCAACAGATCGAATGGGATCGTGGTTTGAACGGGCATGTTCAACTGGCCTATACAATGTGATACCTATTAGTGCTTACGACACACCCAACTTTACGGGTGAGGCTATTGGGCCTTGGAGCAGGAACTTAGTTGACCAGACTTGGGTAGACGACGTTATTCATTCTTTTGGTGAGGATTCTCCCTTTGTGCAAGCCCGTGTCTATGCGAGGTTCCCCCGAAGTGTTAATAATGCCGTTGTACCTATTGACTGGCTAGAAATGGCCGCTTCAAAAGATGAAACACCGGGCATTATTAAATTAGGGGTAGATATTGCTGCGGGTGGAGGCGACGAGTTTGCGATAGCAAAGTTAGACGGTGATCACGGAACCATTATTCACACTTCAACAAACAACAACTCTCCGGTAGAGGTTGCAGGAAAAGTTTTGGAGTACATATATAAGGCGACAAAGGAACATAGAGAAAGAGGAATATCAGAAAGGGTTAAAGTTAAGATAGATAGCATAGGTGTCGGCTGGGGTGTGGTTGGCCTGCTTGAGGAATGGGGCAAGGAAGGCAAACACGACGCACAAATAATCGGTGTAAATGTAAGCAAGTCGCCTAGCCAAGAAAGATTTGCAAACCAACGTGCAGAATTATGGTGGAATATAAGAGATTTATTGCAGCCTGACGAAAATAATAGGCAGTTAATTACTTTAGATATAGACAGTAAGACAATAACCCAACTAGCGTCACCAATGTATAAAAGCAACAGCACCGGGAAAATACTTATTGAGGGTAAAGATGAAATGAAACGCCGTGGATTAACTAGCCCTGACAGGGCCGAGGCACTATTATTGGCTATGTACGAACCACCGGGGTCTGAAATGCACGAGTTGGTCGCGCCACTATCGTTAATGGGAGATAATTCATGGTTCTAACATTAGAGGATTTTGAAAGATTTATAGAGAGTCGGAGGTGGCAGTATGCGAAAACAATGCCAAAGTTCCCCCACGACTACACGGTTAAAGATTGGGTTCCCGCTGGGGTAGCAGAGTTTAAGTCAGCAGTAATATTCATTCAAACGGAAGGGGTAAAGGAAAGATTCTACAATCAGGTGTATTCGTACTTTTATGTAGGAGATTACAAGTATTGGACTATGGGGGCCGACCCCGAAGAAACTATTATTATTAACAAGGCAGCCGTATGAGCACAAGGGGAACTAATAACTTGCCTTATCACACCGCGTTGAACCATAGTAATTTAACGGATGATTTACCGGTTGATCGTGTAGAAGTAGGCGGGAATATAGCCTTGCGGTACAACGTATTTGACCTTATTCCTAAGGAATATGAAAAGTGCGACGTTATGTTCTGCGAGCCTCCTTGGAGGCACGGGTTTAATGTTTTTAACGAGCGCGTTGGATTTGCGGGACCAACATGGGTTGACTTTATGAATCGTATAAATACCATTATTAGTGAAACTAAAGTTCCGGTAGTTATTACGGCAGGTAAGGCGGCCTTACGTTACTTAGAAGGCTACACGGCAATATACCCAACGAGCCTTAACGGTGCTAACGCTTTTCTAGTTGCATGGAACGTTACGATAGAAGACACCTCGTCGGCTGAAGCCGCTACGCAAGAGATATGCGAGAGGTTTAACGTGATTGGTGATTGGTGTTGTGGTTATGGGAGAACGGCGCACTACGCGAAAGAGGCGGGTAAGCGGTTCGTTGTTAGTGATTACAACGCTCAATGCATCGGCTACATTGCTAATAGAATCATGGAGAAGCATTAAGCCTTTGTAGTTCTAACACGCAAATGTTTTAGATTATTTTTAGATAGTGCTTGACATGACTAGGGGGTCATGCTATCCTTGGTTACATAGGGCGGCAAGGGGCTAGCCCGGAGGGGATCGAAATGAAACTAATTTTTGAAAATAACGACGGGGAATACAAGTCCGAGTGCGGTCAATTTAAGATTGAACGGCTTTACAACTTGGCCGCACTCTCAGGTAACTTCATGCTTACGGTAAAAATATCCGGGACTTTCCTTCCGGAGCGTTACTACGGGGCAACAGTTGATGCTCTTATGGCAACAGCAGAAACACTTACCAACTAAAGTAAATAACCACTAGGAAGTAATGCTATAATTAGTTTATTGAGCCACCAAGGGGGTGGCCGAAAGGGGATCGAAATGAACAAGAAAGTCTCAGGTAATCAGATACTCGCAAACGTAATAGCAATGGATTTAACGCCAGCACAAGTTTTCAAACTGATACAAGTCCTGTCCTCAGCATCTGTTAACAGTCAAGGCGTGGCATCGAACATCCAACTCAAGGTCATTACCCAGTCAGACTACGCGGGTGGTTCAATCGCTTTTATTCAAACAAACAACTTCGGCAGCGTAGAGACTCCAGTAGCCGGCCAGACAGTTACCTTTTTGGACGGTGAGTAACATGAAAAAAGAAATTGCAGACATTGTCACTGACAGAATTATTGAAGCAATGGAGGCGGGGATTGTTCCTTGGCGTAAGCCGTGGTCAGGCAACCTCACCTCACCGACGAGCCTTTCATCGGGAAAGACCTACCGTGGAATTAACAACCTGATCCTTTCAATCACAGCAGAAATGGAAGCCTACGAAACGGGCTTGTGGGGGACGTACAGGCAGTTTCAGGCTATGGACGGATCGGTAACTAAAGGCGAAAAAGGAACGCCCGTAGTTCTCTGGAAGCCACTTGAGAAAGAAACACCAACGGGTGAAACAGAAACCTTTATGATGATGCGTTACTTCACGGTGTTTAATATCGCGCAGACAGGTGTTGAGGTTCCCGAAAAGTATCTTGTGGAGCGAACACCTGTTCCGGTACTTGAAGGGCTTAATCAAGCAATAAACTACCAGAGTGGACCAAAAGTTATTTACAAAAGCAGCGACCGGGCTTTCTACAATTCGGCAGCAGACCAGATTACGCTCCCGGAATTAGACCAGTTCACTACGGCGGTTGGGTTCGCTGGAACTGTCTTGCATGAACTTACTCATTCGACCGGCCACGAATCACGGCTTGACAGGAAACTTGCCAACAGTTTTGGTTGCGCCGACTATGCGCTGGAGGAACTCGTTGCGGAAATGGGTGCGGCCATGCTCGCCACTCAACTAGACATTGAGGTTGAATGGGATCAGGCAGCGTCCTACCTTGACTCATGGTTGAAGGTTCTTAAAGATGATCGCAAGTTAATTATTCAAGCGGCACAGAAAGCACAGAAAGCCGTAGACGTAATCCTTCCGGTCGCAATCGAAGTGCAGGTTGCAGCATGAAAGACGTAAACGGCGAGACACAGAATAGTAATCGTTGGAGCAAGTGCGTTGTTTGTGGATACCCAACTAACCTACCGCCGACGTGTTGTGACCTGACCTGCGAGATTACCTTAGAGAAGCAATCGTGAGCAACGAAATGTTTGACGTTTCTGGTAACCCGTCGCCGGGCCTAATCCCGGAATTACCGTATGCGGGTTCGTCCGGGTGGTCGGGTTCGGAAACGAGCCGGGTTCGTGCAAGCGAATTAGACC